CTGCGGTTAATGATTTCATGGATAGCGTCCACCATATTTGGTGTCCACTATTCTCTCAGGAATTTCAGGATCTGCCAGACGGTGCTGAGACGACGCTTACGGATTACCGTCGTGTGGCGCTGACGGATTATGACCGTTTCCCTGAAAACGTGGACGGGGAAGGGGATGCCTTCACCCTGGCATCAAAGCGTACCACCACCTTTATGTCCTCGGGGATGACCCTGGTCGAGAGTTCGCCGGGGCGGGATATCACTGACACCAAATGGCGCTGTGGCGGCGCACATGAGGCACCGCCAACAACGGGGATCCTGTCACTGTATAACCGGGGAGACCGCCGCCGGTGGTACTGGCCGTGTCCGCACTGCGGGGAATATTTTCAGCCGGTGATGGATAACATGACCGGATACCGGAATAACCCGGATTTTGTGGCTGCCGGTCAGGCTGCCCGTCTGATGTGTCCGCATTGTCGCGGGCTGATTGCCCCTGAGCAGAAACGCGAACTGAATAACAAAGGGATCTGGCTTCGTGAAGGTGAACGGGCGGTGGCGGACGGCAGTATCACCGGAACGCCACGAAATTCCCGGATTGCGTCATTCTGGATGGAGGGGCCGGCTGCGGCGTTTCAGACCTGGGAACAACTGATTTTTAAACTGCTGGCGGCAGAAGAAGAGTATGAGCGAACCGGCAGTGAAGAGACCCTGAAAGCGGTGGTGAACACCGATATCGGACGCCCCTATCTGCCCCGTTCAGCCACGGAACAGCGTAAAAGTGAACTGCTTGAACAGCGTGCCGAGCCGTTTCCCCGGCGATCTGTGCCGGATGGTGTGCGTTTTATTGAGGCAACGGTTGACGTACAGGGCGGTAAAAATCGCCGTTTTGTTGTGCAGATCACCGGATACGGAGAGCAGGGGGAACGCTGGATTGTTGATCGCTATAACATCCGGCATTCACTGCGCTGCAGTCCCAACGGTGAAAGTCTGCCGGTTGATCCGGCGGCATATCCGGAGGACTGGGATTTGTTGCTGACGGATGTGTTCCATAAAACATGGCCGCTGGCTTCTGATCCGGATGTGCGCATGCGTCTGATGGCCATGGCGGTGGATACGGGAGGGGAAGCCGGGGTGACAGATAACGCCTATCGTTTCTGGCGTCGTTGCCGGAGTGACGGACTGGGCAACAGGGTGTTTCTGTTCAAGGGGGATGGACTTCGCCGTGACAGGCTGATTAACCGTACCTTCCCGGATAATACCGGCAGAAGTGCCCGCCGTGCCAGAGCCAGTGGCGATGTCGCGCTGTGGCTGGTTCAGACGGATGCGTTTAAGGACCGTGTAAATAATGCCCTGTGGCGTGACACACCAGGGCCGAACTATATCCACTTTCCCGACTGGCTGGGGCGATGGTTTTACGATGAGCTGACCTATGAAGAGCGCGGCAGTGACGGAAAATGGCGAAAACCGGGCAGGGGAGCTAACGAGGCGTTTGACCTGCTGGTTTATGCGGATGCGCTTGCCGTTCTGCATGGTTACGAAAAGATCCGCTGGCCCTCCGCACCGGACTGGGCACAGCGGGAAACGTGGCTCGTCTTCCCGCAGGAGCGTTCTGGTGAAACGGTATCCCCGGAACTGACGGCCGGGGCAGAAAAACGCCGTCGCCGGAAGAAAAAACTGCGGACGGAGCGTGCGGAAGATAATCCATGGATAACATCAGGAGGCTGGTTGTGAGCACAGAAGAAGCCAGAGAAATGATACAGCGGTACCGTGAAGCGGAAATGGCCGTACTGGAGGGGAAGTCTGTCACCTTCAACGGACAGCAACTGACGCTGGAAAGCCTTTCTCAGATCCGCGCCGGACGTCAGGAGTGGGAACGCAGGCTTGCCGCGATGGTGAGCCGCAGGCGGGGAAAACCAGGATTTAAACTGGCGAGGTTTTAATGGCAATTATTGATGATGTGATAGGCGTGTTTTCCCCCGGCTGGAAAGCAGCCAGACTGCGTTCAAGGGCGTTAATCATGGCCTATGAGGCGGTGAAACCGACCCGGACACATAAAGCCCGGCGGGAAAATCGCTCTGCTGATCAGCTCAGTAAATACGGTGCGGTTTCCCTGCGGGAGCAGGCCCGTTTTCTGGATATCAATCATGACCTGGTGATTGGTGTGTTTGACAAGCTGGAAGAGCGGGTGATTGGTGCCAGGGGAATTATTGTGGAGCCTCAGCCATTACGAAAAAACGGGGAAATGGCGGCAGAGCTGGCTGCGGATATCCGCCGGTTGTGGGCTGAGTGGTCCGTGAGTCCGGATGTGACAGGGCAGTATACCCGTCCCGTGCTTGAACGTTTACTGCTGCGGACCTGGCTGCGGGATGGTGAAGTGTTTGCGCAGATGGTCAGTGGTGCGGGAAACGGTCTGGAACGGACGGCGGGAGTGCCATTCTGGCTTGAGGCGATGGAGCCGGATTTTGTTCCCATGCGCACTGATGAATCCGCCGGACTGAATCAGGGGGTTTTTCTTGATGAGTGGGGAAGACCGAAAAAATATCTGGTTTATAAAAATTATCCGGTCAGCGGCCGGCAGAGTGATACGAAAGAAATCGCTGCCGGAAAAATGATCCACCTGAAGTTCACTCGTCGTCTGCATCAGACGCGAGGCTCATCCATGTTATCGGGGGTGCTGATGCGGATCAGTGCCCTTAAGGAGTATGAGGATGCGGAACTCACTGCGGCGCGTATTGCCGCGGCGCTGGGACTGTATATCCGTAAAGGTGACGGGCAGGACTATGAAGAGCCGGGGATCAAAGAAACCGACCGGGAAGTCCATATCACCCCGGGTATTATTTATGACGATTTGCGCAAGGGCGAGGATATCGGCATGGTCAAATCAGACCGTCCCAATCCCAACCTTGAAACTTTCCGCAACGGCCAGTTGCGTGCAGTGGCAGCGGGCAGTCGTCTGAGTTTTTCCAGTGCGGCGCGTAACTATAACGGCACCTACAGTGCCCAGCGGCAGGAGCTGGTCGAGTCCACGGATGGTTACCTGATCCTGCAGGACTGTTTTATTGGCGCGGTAACCCGTCCGGTGTACCGGACATGGCTGAATATGGTGGTTGCGGCAGGTCTGCTGAAAATTCCGGCGGATGTGGAGATGAAAACGCTATATAACGCGACGTATTCCGGTCCGGTGATGCCGTGGATCGACCCGGTTAAGGAAGCTGAAGCCTGGAGAATTCAGATCCGGGGTGGTGTAGCGACAGAATCTGACTGGGTGCGTGCCGGCGGGCGCAATCCGGATGAGGTCAAACGTCGCCGCAAGGCTGAAATTGATGAAAACAGCAGACTGGGGCTGGTCTTTGATACTGACCCCGTCAACGACAAAGGAGGCAACAGTGCCGGAACTGAACAACAGCGTCAGCAGGCCACCGACAGCCAGCATGAAGAATAAATCCTGGTTCAGGATGCAGGCGGGTGGTCAGGGTGAGGCGGATATTTATATTTATGACGAGATTGGTTTCTGGGGAGTTACCGCGAAGCAGTTTGTCAGCGATATGAATGCCCTGGGTGATATCACCCACATTAATCTCCACATCAACTCACCGGGTGGCGATGTCTTTGAAGGCATCGCCATTTTTAATGCCCTGAAAAATCACGGTGCGGCCATTACCGTGTATGTGGATGGCGTTGCCGCCTCGATGGCATCCCTGATTGCGATGGCCGGTGACACGGTCATTATGCCGGAAAATGCCTTCATGATGATCCATAAACCCTGGGGGATCAGCGGTGGTGATGCGGAGAAAATGCGCACTTATGCCGAACGTCTGGACAAACTTGAGTCGGTTATGGTGCCGGTATATGCGCAGAAAACCGGAAAAACTACCGATGAAATTGCCGCCATGCTGGCGGATGAGACCTGGATGTCCGGTGCCGAGTGTCTGGCACACGGATTTGCAGACCAGGTGACGCCAGCCGTTAAGGCAATGGCATGTATTCAGTCAAAACGTACAGAGGAATTTAAAAAGATGCCGGAATCCATCCGAAATATGATCACGCAGCCATACAACAGTGCCCCGCGTGATACCACAGTGACAATCCCTGCACCGGCGGTAACAGAACCATCACCGGTACCGGCAGTGTCTGATGAGGCGACCATTCGCGCCCGCGTTATGGCAGAACAGAAAGCCCGCATGTCAGGCATTAACGATCTGTTTGCCATGTTCGGCGGTCGCTATCAGACGCTTCAGGCACAGTGCGTGGCTGATCCTGACTGTTCGCTGGAAATGGCCCGTGAACGTCTGCTGAATGAAATGGGCAAGGAGTCCTCGCCGACCAACAAAAATACACCGGCTCATATTTATGCCGGAAACGGCAATTTTGTGGGGGACGGGATCCGCCAGGCGATGCTGGCCCGTGCCGGATTTGAAAATGTCGAGAAGGATAACGCCTATAACGGGATGACCCTGCGTGAATGGGCTCGCATGTCACTGACGGAGCGCGGTATTGGGGTGGCCAGTTATAACCCCATGCAGATGGTCGGGCTGGCGCTGACGCACAGCACCTCTGATTTTGGCAATATTCTGCTGGATGTGTCGAACAAGGGGCTGATCCAGGGCTGGGAGGAATCAGAAGAAACCTTCCAGAAGTGGACCCGTAAGGGACGCCTGTCAGACTTCAAAACAGCGTATCGCGTGGGGATGGGCGGTTTTGGTTCTCTGCGCCAGGTTCGTGAGGGGGCGGAGTATAAATACATCACCACCTCAGATCGCAAGGAGACCATTGCACTGGCCACTTACGGGGAGATTTTCTCCATCACCCGCCAGGCCATTATCAATGATGATCTGAATATGCTGGTGGACGTGCCGATGAAGATGGGGCGTGCGGCGAAGGCAACGATTGGTGACCTGGTTTACAAGGTGCTGACGGATAACCCGAAACTGTCAGACGGTAAGGCGCTGTTCCATGCCGATCACAAAAATATTGCCACCGGTGGGATTTCCGTTTCCGGACTGGATGCGGCCCGTCAGATGATGCGCCTGCAGAAAGAAGGCGATCGCGCCCTGAATATCCGTCCGGCCTTTATGCTGGTACCGGTGGCACTGGAGACGGTGGCGAACCAGACCATCAAATCGGCCAGTGTGAAAGGGGCGGATGCAAACGCCGGTGTCATTAACCCCATCCAGAACTTTGCTGAGGTGATTGCAGAAGCGCGTCTTGATGCGGCAGATCCGAAAACCTGGTATCTGGCGGCGGCACAGGGCACTGACACCATTGAAGTGGCCTGGCTGGATGGTGTGGACACGCCATACATTGATCAGCAGGAAGGTTTCACCACTGACGGCATTGCCACAAAAATCCGTATTGATGCCTGAGTGGCACCACTTGACTGGCGCGGGCTGGTGCGTTCGTCGGTGGCCTGATAACCGAGTTATCACAATCACTGCCCGAAAGGGCTTTTTTTATGCCTGAAAAACAGCCCCACAGGGGCTGTCCGGAGAAACAGCATTATGGCGAAAAATTTTGTACAGGACGGTACCACCATTGAACTGGTGAATGCCGGAGATCAGACCATCCTGAGCGGTGCTGCGGTGGTGGTCGGCAGTATGGTGGCCGTGGCCATTACAGATATTCCTGCCGGTGATGCCGGTGACGGTTTTGCCGAAGGCGTGTTCCTTCTGCCCAAACAGTCTGCTGACGACATTCAGTCCGGCGCGGTGGTTTATCTGAAGGACGGGGTTGTGCAGCTGGCTGCAGAGGGTGCGGTGGCCGCGGGGGTAGCCTGGGAAAATGCTCCTGCAAACAGCGCCACTGTGGCGGTAAAAATCAATGTCTGATCTGTTTACGCGAATGTGTTGCCGGATGGACGGGGCGACCGTTCGGGTGATGGGCAAACAGGCGGAGATTAACGGCGTCGTGTATGACGTGATGCCGGAGGAAGAGTCCGCGGAGATGGGGGCGCTTTCGGGCAGCCAGTTGTCACTGGTGGTGTTTTCAGCCCGGTACCGTCCGGCCCGTCATGATGTTGTTGTGTTTGCGGGGCGCACACTGACGGTGACCCGTTATGACACGTACAACGGTAAACCCCGGATTTTTGTCGAACAGGAATGAGTATGGCAATAAAAGGTCTGGCGCAGGCCATGAAAAATCTGGATGCAATTGACCGCCGTGCCGTTCCCCGGGCTGCCGCCACGACACTTAACCGTGTGGCGGAGTCCATCATCGCGAAAACGGCCTCTTCGGTTGCCAGGGAGCTGGCGGTTCCGCGCCGTCTCATCCGTGAGCGTATCCGCCTGCAACGGGCTAGCGCAGACAGGATTTATGCGAAGGTCATCATCAACACCGGTAATCTGCCCGCCATAAAACTGGGGACGGCCAGCGTGCGGCTTTCCCGCAGAAAGCGACGAAAGAAAGGCGAGCGTTCGGTCAAGAAAGGGGGCGGCAGTGTGCTGATTGTGGGGAAAAGACGGATCCCGGACGCCTTTATCACCCGGCTGGCTAACGGACGCTGGCATGTGATGCAGCGTATGCCGTGGGCACCATCGTCCACCGGTGCTGACAGCAAAGGGAGGCCGAAACGCTACCGTCTGCCGATTGAAGTGGTGAAAATTCCGACTGCCGGACCGCTGGCAGAAACTTTTGAACGTGAACGGGACCGGATGTACCGGGAAAAATTACCGGCGCAGATGATGAAAGCCATGACGCATCAGTTACGCCTGGTGCTGAAAAGAAAATGACAGGGAGGGTGTATGAAACACCGTGAAATACGGACGGCAGTTCTGTCTGCCCTGAAAGACAATATTTCTGAGCGGGTGAGCTGGTTTGACGGCCGCCCGGTTTTTATTGATGAACAGGAACTGCCTGCTGTTGCTGTTTACCTGACTGATGCGTCTGCTGCTGACGAGTTCGTTGATGAGGGGACCTGGGAGGCGACACTGCATATTGAAGTTTTTCTCAGGGCAAAAGAACCGGACTCGGCACTGGATATGTGGATGGAAGAGAAAATCCTTCCTGCGCTGGAGGCGGTTCCCGGCCTCAGTGCGTTACTGCTGAAGATGAATCTTCAGGGGTATGACTACCGCCGGGATGATGAGTTTATGATGTGGGGATCGGCAGATCTCCTGTGGAAAATTACCTACGAGATGTGAGGACGATATGGCAATACCAAATCCTCTTGAGCCGGTGAAAGGTTCCGGCACCACACTATGGGTGTACACCGGCAAGGATGATGCTTATGCCAACCCGTTGTCAGATGATGACTGGCAGCGACTGGCTAAGGTGAAGGATCTGACGCCGGGCGAGATGACGGCAGAATCCTACGATGATAACTACCTGGATGATGAAGACGCGGACTGGAGCGCGACCGGGCAGGGACAGAAATCTGCAGGTGATACCAGTTTTACACTGGCCTGGAAACCGGGAGAGGAAGGCCAGAAAGGGCTTATAGGCTGGTTTGAAAGCGGCGATGTCCGGGCCTATAAAATCCGTTTTCCGAATGGCACGGTGGATGTGTTTCGTGGCTGGGTCAGCAGTATCGGTAAGGCCGTGACGGCGAAAGAAGTGATCACCCGCACGGTGAAAGTCACTAACGTGGGTAAACCTTCTGTAGCGGAAGAACGCAGCAAAATTACGCCGGTCACTGCGATTAAGGTAACGCCGACAGGTACGGTTGAAAAAGGGAAAACAACCACCCTGACCGTTACTGTGGAACCGGAAAATGCAACGGATAAGACATTCAGGGCGATTTCCGCCGATCCATCAAAAGCCACCATTAGCGTGAAAGATATGACGATTACTGTGACGGGGGTTAAGGATGGAAAAGTCAGCATCCCTGTGATTTCCGGTAATGGTCAGTTTGCTGCGGTGGCTGAAATTACCGTTAATAATGTGCCGGGTGGCTAAAGAGCTGAGAGATAAGCGATGTTCCTGAAAACAGAACAATTTGAATATAACGGTGTATCCGTCACGCTTTCTGAGCTGTCTGCGCTGCAGCGTATTGAGCATCTTGCCCTCCTGAAACGGCGGGCAGAAGAGGCTGAAGCCAGCGGCAACCTGCAGGTGAGTGTGGAAGATCTTGTCAGAACCGGCGCGTTTCTGGTGGCGATGTCCCTGTGGCATAACCATCCACAGAAAACGCAGTCACCGTCAATGAATGAGGCCGTGATGAAGATAGAGCAGGAAGTGCTCACCACCTGGCCTGCCGATGCCATTGCCCGGGCGGAAGACGTGGTGTTGTGCCTGTCCGGGATGATCGAAGCTGTTCGTCCGGATACTGATATTACTGAAGTGGCGAAAAATAACACGCTGACTGATGATGATTTTTCTGCGGGAAAGTCTTCGACGGTGAGCTGAACTTTGCCCTCAGACTGGCGCGTGAGATGGGGAGACCCGACTGGCGCGCCATGCTTGCCGGGATGACATCCACCGAATATGCCGACTGGCACCGTTTTTACCGCACGCATTATTTTCAGGATACCCAGCTGGATATGCATTTTTCCGGGCTGACGTACGCTGTACTCAGCCTGTTTTTTTGCGATCCGGATATGCATCCCTCTGATTTCAGTCTGCTGGCACCCCGACGTGATGATGAGCAGACGGAGATGCCGGATGAGGACGATATGCTGATGCGGAAAGCGGCAGGTCTTTCTGGTGGTGTCCGCTTTGGGGCTGACGGGAAGGAAATCGTTATGGTCAGTGATGACATGCGGAGCAGTACAGAGGATGAAGCCATGCTGATGATGGTGTCTGAGGGAATTCCAGGAGGTGTACGCTATGGCGGGTAATTTTGCCGATCTGACAGCTGTTCTTACACTGGATTCAACCCGTTTTTCTGAAGAGGCTGCACGGGTAAAGAAAGAACTGGGTGAAGCCAGTGACCTTGCGGATTTGATGGCCGTGCGTGTCAGCCAGTCTTTTAAGAAACAGGCCGCTGCTGTTGAGCAGGGGCTGAGCCGTCAGGCGCTGGCTGCACAAAAAGCCGGGATTTCCGTCGGGCAGTATAAAGCGGCCATGCGTACGCTACCCATGCAGTTCACCGACGTGACCACGCAGCTTGCCGGTGGTCAGAATCCCTGGCTAATTCTGCTGCAACAGGGCGGGCAGATTAAGGACTCGTTCGGTGGGATGATCCCCATGTTCCGGGGACTGGCTGGGGCCGTCTCGCTGCCTGCTGTCGGAATTGGTGCGCTTGCTGCTGCCACGGGGGTGCTGGCGTATGCCTGGTACCGGGGCGACGCCACGCTTTCAGAATTTAATAAAACGCTGGTTCTTTCCGGTAATCAGTCCGGACTGACTGCCGATCGCATGCTGACGCTCTCCAGAGCCGGACAGGCCGCGGGGCTGACGTTTAACCAGGCGAGAGAGTCACTGGCAGCCATGGTGAATGCCGGTGTGCGTGGTGGTGAACAGTTTGATGCCATCAACCAGAGTGTCGCGCGTTTTGCTTCTGCATCCGACGTGGAGGTGGACAAGGTTGCAGAGGCTTTCGGAAAACTGACCACTGACCCGACGTCGGGGCTGATTGCGATGGCGAAGCTGTTCCATAACGTGACGGCAGAGCAGATTGCGTATGTTGCACAGTTACAGCGTTCCGGTGATGAGGCCGGGGCATTGCAGGCGGCGAACGATATTGCCACGAAAGGCTTTGATGAGCAGACCCGTCGCCTGAAAGAAAACATGGGGACGCTGGAGACCTGGGCGGATAAAACAGGGAAGGCGTTCAAATCGATGTGGGATGCCATCCTGGATATCGGTCGTCCGGAATCCTCAGCGGATATGCTCGCCAGTGCGCAGAAGGCATTTGATGAGGCGGATAAAAAATGGCAGTGGTACCAGAGCCGGAGCCAGCGCCGCGGTAAAACCTCCTCTTTCCGGGCCAACCTTCAGGGCGCATGGGATGACCGGGAAAATGCCCGTCTGGGTCTGGCAGCGGCAACGCTGCAGTCGGATATGGAAAAAGCCGGTGAACTGGCGGCAAGGGACAGGGCTGAGCGTGAGTCGTCACAGCTGAAGTATACCGGAGAGGCGCAGAAGGCGTATGAGCGCCTGCTGACGCCACTGGAGAAATATACCGCCCGGCAGGAAGAGCTGAATAGGGCCCTGAAAGACGGAAAAATCCTGCAGGCGGATTACAACACGCTGATGGCGTCGGCAAAAAAGGATTATGAATCGACGCAGAAAAAGCCGTCAGGTGTGAAGGTGTCTGCCGGTGAGCGCCAGGAAGACCGGGCGCATGCAGCCATGCTGTCGCTTGAAACTGAGCTCAGGACGCTGGAGAAGCACAGCGGTGCGAATGAAAAAATCAGCCAGCAGCGCCGGGATTTATGGAAAGCGGAAAATCAGTATGTGGTCCTGAAAGAGGCCGCCACGAAACGGCAGTTATCTGAGCAGGAAAAATCCCTGCTGGCTCATGAGAAAGAGACGCTGGAGTACAAACGCCAGCTGGCTGAGCTGGGCGACAAGGTTGAACACCAGAAACGGCTGAATGAGCTGGCACAGCAGGCGGCGCGGTTTGAACAGCAGCAGAGTGCGAAGCAGGCGGCAATCAGCGCAAAAGCCCGCGGACTCACCGACCGTCAGGCGCAGCGGGAGTCGGAAGAGCAGCGCCTTCGTGAGGTGTACGGTGATAATCCGGATGCGCTGGCGAAGGCCACATCTGCACTGAAGAACACCTGGTCTGCGGAGGAGCAGCTTCGTGGAAGCTGGATGGCCGGGATGAAGTCCGGCTGGGGTGAGTGGGCGGAAAGTGCGACGGACAGTTTTTCGCAGGTAAAAAGCGTGGCCACGCAGACCTTTGACGGTATTGCACAGAATATGGCAGCGATGCTGACCGGCAGTGAGCAGAACTGGCGCAGCTTCACCCGTTCCGTGCTGTCCATGATGACAGAAATTCTGCTTAAGCAGGCAATGGTGGGGATTGTCGGGAGTATCGGTAGCGCCATTGGCGGGGCTGTTGGTGGCGGCGCATCCGCATCAGGCGGTACAGCCATTCAGGCAGCTGCGGCGAAATTCCATTTTGCGACCGGAGGATTTACGGGAACCGGCGGCAAATATGAGCCAGCGGGGATTGTTCACCGTGGTGAGTTTGTCTTCACGAAGGAGGCAACCAGCCGGATTGGCGTGGGGAATCTTTACCGGCTTATGCGCGGCTATGCCACCGGCGGTTATGTCGGTACACCGGGCAGTCTGGCGGACAGCCGGTCGCAGGCGTCCGGGAAGTTTGAGCAGAATAACCATGTGGTGATTAACAACGACGGCACGAACGGGCAGATTGGACCACAGGCGCTGAAGGCTGTGTATGACATGGCCCGCAAGGGTGCCCGTGATGAAATTCAGGCACAGATGCGTGATGGTGGCTTGTTCTCCGGAGGTGGACGATGAAAACCTTCCGCTGGAAAGTGAAACCCGGGATGGATGTGACATCGGCTCCTTCCGTCAGGGAGGTGCGCTTTGGTGATGGCTATTCCCAGCGTGCGCCTGCCGGGCTGAATGCTGACCTGAAAACGTACAGCGTGACGCTTTCTGTCTCCCGCGAGGAGGCCAGGGCGCTGGAGTCGTTTCTGGCTGAGCACGGGGGCTGGAAAGCCTTTCTGTGGACGCCGCCTTATGGCTGGCGGCAGATCAGGGTGACCTGCGCAAAATGGACATCGCGGGTCAGTATGTTACGTGTTGAGTTCAGCGCAGAGTTTGAACAGGTGGTGAACTGATGCAGGATATCCGGCAGGAAACACTGAATGAATGCACCCGTGCGGAGCAGTCGGCCAGCGTGGTGCTCTGGGAAATCGACCTGACAGAGGTCGGTGGAGAACGTTATTTTTTCTGTAATGAGCAGAACGAAAAAGGTGAGCCGGTCACCTGGCAGGGGCGACAGTATCAGCCGTATCCCATTCAGGGGAGCGGTTTTGAACTGAATGGCAAAGGCACCAGTACGCGCCCCACGCTGACGGTTTCTAACCTGTACGGTATGGTCACCGGGATGGCGGAAGATATGCAGAGTCTGGTCGGCGGAACGGTGGTCCGGCGTAAGGTTTACGCCCGTTTTCTGGATGCGGTGAACTTCGTCAACGGAAACAGTTACGCCGATCCGGAGCAGGAGGTGATCAGCCGCTGGCGCATCGAGCAGTGCAGCGAACTGAGCGCNGCGATGCTGACCGGCAGTGAGCAGAACTGGCGCAGCTTCACCCGTTCCGTGCTGTCCATGATGACAGAAATTCTGCTTAAGCAGGCAATGGTGGGGATTGTCGGGAGTATCGGTAGCGCCATTGGCGGGGCTGTTGGTGGCGGCGCATCCGCATCAGGCGGTACAGCCATTCAGGCAGCTGCGGCGAAATTCCATTTTGCAACCGGAGGATTTACGGGAACCGGCGGCAAATATGAGCCAGCGGGAATTGTTCACCGCGGTGAATTCGTCTTCACGAAGGAGGCAACCAGACGGATTGGCGTGGGGAATCTCTACCGGCTGATGCGCGGCTATGCCACCGGCGGTTATGTCGGTACACCGGGCAGCATGGCGGACAGCCGGTCGCAGGCGTCCGGGACGTTTGAGCAGAATAACCATGTGGTGATTAACAACGACGGCACGAACGGTCAGATAGGGCCACAGGCACTGAAGGCTGTTTATGACGTAGCCCGTAAGGCGGCAATGGATGTTGTGACCGGGCAGATGCGCGATGGTGGTCTGTTCTCCGGAGGTGGACGATGAAAACCTTCCGCTGGAAAGTGAAACCCGGTATGGATGTGGCTTCTGCCCCTTCCGTAAGAAAGGTGCGCTTTGGTGATGGCTATTCCCAGCGAGCGCCTGCCGGGCTGAACACTGACCTGAAAACGTACAGCGTGACGCTTTCTGTTCCCCGTTGGGAGGCCGCGGCGCTGGAGTCGTTTCTGGCTGAGCACGGGGGCTGGAAGGCCTTTCTGTGGACGCCGCCTTATGGCTACCGGCAGATAAAGGTGACCTGCGCAAAATGGTCGTCGCGGGTCAGTATGCTGCGTGTTGAGTTCAGCGCAGAGTTTGAACAGGTGGTGAACTGATGCAGGATATCCG